AGCCTTATAACCATCAATAGCTTTTTTATCGTCTTCGATAAATCCATGTGTGGTTGCAAGTATCCTACAATCAGCATAACCTAAACCATTCATATGGTTTTTGTGTATACCCACTTTAGTTCTAATAGCGAAATTAACTTTTCTACCTTTATTAGTGGCAGATAGTTTAGATATCCCAGCATTCTTTTGGTTACCAAATAAAAATACTAACGCGCAAGATAAGTATATGGACTGACCACCTTTTGGTTGTATCTTTGGTTGACCGAAAGCATTATCTGGTAACTCAACCCAAGGTTGGTTTACGAAAATCATAGAGTTAGTATATGGCGCAGTTTCTTTCCTAGAAGAAGTAATTCTTTGAGCCATACCCATTCCCCATTTTTCTGAGATAATTCTAGCTGTGTGTTGATTACCACCTTTGCCATCAAAACTCATTTTACAAGGTATAGTACCTATAGAGTCCCAACAGAATAATATGTCGTGTGGTATTTCACCGTTCTTTTGACCGTCTAAAACTTCAGTTACATAATCAAATGCTTGTTCAATATAGTCAAAACCTAACTTATATAGTAAAAATCCATCCCAATAACCAGTTACCTCACCAGTCTCTTCGTCAATTTCTTCTACATATTCAGTTTTTAAACCCATTTGTTTAGCATGTTCAAAACTAAATTTTTGTTCAGTAATTATGAATATTGGTAGTATACCTTTTTTCTGTGCATCTACCGCTGCTTGTATTAAAGCAGTTGTCTTTCCTGTGTCTGAATGTCCTAATAACATATTAATTTGTCCCATAGCAGGACCAGGTAACCCTGTCGCCTTTTGGAAGGATTCCCCCAAATCAAAGTATTTTTGTTCTTTATACTTTTCTTTAGAGGAAAACTTTTTCCTTATAGACGAAAAATCAGACGTTTTCTTTTTTAAAGGTTTCTTTGCCATAACTTATTTAAAATGGTAATTCGTCTTCATCAGAACCATTAGAATCTAAATCTGTAACTAATACATCTTCTTTTTCCGTACTTTCTGACGAACTAGACATAAATGAAATCTCTTTTTCTAATGAAGCAGATTCAGCCTCTTCTTTATCTTCTTCAGCAACATATATTTTTTGTTCCGAATCCCATATAGGGGTTTTGTTTGTAGCAATAATTTCTAAATACTCTAATGTCTTCTTAGCGTAAACATCTTTATATGTCTCTTCATTACCCATCCATTCTTTAGCCTTTGTAGTGTCGTCAGTTAGTAATTTAACGTCATCACACATAATAGAATTAACAACAGAATGATTTTTATCATTTCTTCCAGCCACAATTACTATATCTCTACCTTCTCTTGGGTCAGTAATATCACCCTTTAATTTAAATAAAGGTATTAATTTATCCATAACCCCATCACCAGTCCACTTGTGTTTAAATCTCCAATGTTTAACACCGTCTTCTTCGTTATCTCTATCGATACCTTTAACAACGTACCATTTACGAGGATTTAACCCTTTAGCTAATTCTTTAGCCTTTTCAGAACCATCATCCAATAAAGCTTGTCTAGCTTCACACATAGGACAACTTTCTCCATCGTTCATTTTAGGACAATATATCTTAGGATATGTACCATTTACTTCTTTTTCATGGAAATAAGCCTCAGTAAATGGGGATTCATCACCTTTTCCTGGTAAGATTCTAAAGGTTTTTGTTGCGGATTTTACACCCTTCTGTAATTTTTCTGTGAAGTACTTTTTAAGTCTATCTTCGTTAGAAATTTTTGATTTTACTTTCGATTCAGTATTTTTCTCATACTGTGAAAGGATTGCGTCTAATTTTTTACTCATTTTTATAATTTTTAAATGTTTATTAGACAATAATACTAATAAAACCTTAAAAAGTCAATAAGTTTTTCAAATTAGTTTGTGTAATTATGTGTTTTCTTCTACGTTATCAGAGTTAAAAGATTTTCTAATCTCCTTTTCATCGTAGTTATCTACATCACTCTGATTTAAAGTGTATTCTGTTTCTGGTTCAGAAGCGTCGTACCCTTCTTTATCTGCCCAAAAATCTGTTAACTTAACACTATATGGGAATGAATCCATAGATCTCATTTCTAGTCTTTCGACTGGAGTTGGATTTCTTTTTTCGATTTCTTTTTCCAATTCATCTATCTTACCAATTACCTGATCCATACCACCAACTTGTGATTCTAATTCTGATAATTTACCTAATAGGTCATCCATTTTAGTACTTAATCCATCAACAGATGATTTTGTTTCTTCTGTTTTATCAACTATATCAGTAACATCAACCTCAACAGTCTCTTCTCCACCCATACTTTCATCAGCAAATTCATCTTCTACTTCTATAGTTTCATCACCTACCGCAAATGGGTCAGTTTCTAAGTCACCAGCTTCATCACCTACTGTAAGTGGGTCTTCTACTGTTACATCAGTTTCTTCACCTTCTGGTGTTTCATCAGTATCAACAGCTGCATCAACCGCAAATGGGTCTTCTACTTCTTCATCTCCAACAGGATCTTGTTCATTTAATATACCGTCAAATAGTAAATCGGCATCGTCTTTTTCTTTAGTCTCTTCAGGTACATAGAAACTATACTCCAACAACTGTTGGTGTCTTTTCAATTCTTCTGATAATAGTTTTTTCTTATCCATTTCTTTTTACATTAATAATTGTCTACCATCGTTTGTTTTGTAAACTTTATCTACTCTTTCAACGATTTCTTTACCATCGTTAATAAGACATTCATCACCAACACACTCTTTTTCTTCAGTTTCGTTAGTGTTTAAAAAATTATCCAATTTATCCTTAAGAACGTCTTTATCATTTGTACCTTCTACATTTTCCATAATACTTCTTTATTAATAAATATAAAATTATTCAGAAAAATCACGTTGTATTCCCATTATTTTTAAATTACCCCTATTAGACAATATCATTTTATTTTGATAATTGTCCCAATCTATTTTATAATCTTTATAATTAATGTTACCACTGGCAATATCACTAAGACTCTCTATTAATAAGTTCAAAGCGTTTATAGTGTAAAAACACTCACCTTTTTTATGTACGATTATTGTTGTTGGGAAAAAAGATTTTAAATCAATCTTTTCGTGTTCTTTAAGATATACCCTGTATGTAAGGATTGTTTTATTCTCATCGTCACAGTTATAATGAAATATTTTTTCAATCTCTATACCGAAACGTTTGAGAATATATTTTTTAAAACTTTCTACCTTATCTAAATATACAAAAGATGCTAATGTAATACTTTTATCCGAATTTTCCATTTTTATAGATGTAAGGTATCAATTTATTCTTATATTTTATTTTATATAACAAACCCTTACTTCTATTAAATATCTCATCAGTTACCAAAACATTATTATTTAATTTTTTTATTTTATTTAACACTTTTTCATGTTTATCTGAAATGTAACCTATAACATTCATATCAATACCAAATATTATGTTTTCACCATAAATATAAGCCATATTTTTGTTACTTATATAGATAACAGATTCATTTAATGATAGAATCTTTTTTATGATTTTTCTATTTATTCTCTTTTTACCATGTAATAAATCTAAATACACATATGGTATATTATCACCAAAATTATTAAAACATAACTCTTTAAATTTTTCTACATCAACTTCGAAATCAACTTTTCTTTCTTTTTTACTAAATGTCCAAAATAATTTTTGATTAATCTTTTTATGTAATATTGAAATGTCTTTACTGATGAATTCTTTAGCGTTATCCCAACCGATTATTAGTGTTGGTAAATCATTATCTATAGATTCTAATTCACTACAGATATTGAAGTTGTCTTCTTCAAAATTTAAACTCGATACTATATTTCCAACGTACATAATTACAAATATAGTAATTTTATTTTAAAAAGTTAATAAAATTATGGATTATTATCATCTTTTAGATTAAAAGCCAATAAAACGGCTTCGAAAGCATTGAAGGTTGATTCTATATTTACACCTGAACAGGATATCTCATTAGTTAGTGCGAAATCGGAAGAACTACCTAACCTATTTTTATCCGTTCCGTCTCCACCAGCTGCCTCATACGAATTTTTATACAGTTCTTCAGTTTTTAAATTAACTGGTTTTTTATTTTTCCAAACATAAATAGCAGAGTTAAAAGATTCTATAAAAGTAGTGGTAATTTTATTAGGGGTATTAAGATAATCACCTCCATATTCAAAATATTCTTTTCTTCCTGTTATATATAAAAATCCTCTAGGTTTAAATCTCCATTGATCACCAGGATATACATTAAAGTATTTATCATCAACATATTTATCAGTTAATGGTTCATACGCAATATCATTTTCTGTACCAGCACTAAACGTTGGTGTACTACCCGATATAGTACCTGCAGCAGAAGATAGTTCCTCTTTAAATGGTCCTGATGTTGGTGGATTTATACCATAATACCTTGTTTTATCAAAATAAACTGTACTATCATCAAACTCAGATATCTTAAAATTGTCTGAATTAGGTATTACTACACCAGTAGACGGATTTATATCACCACTACCCCAAGTGGTTTCATTGTTCACTAAATAGTTTGATTGAGCTATTACGTTAGCTAAAAACATACACACTTGTGAGTTAGTTACTATTCCTTTACTTTCCATTAATGATTTAACTTCATTTAACTGAGTTTGAATTTCTGCTGAAGAGGATGATTCTAACCCTTTTACATTATTAAAGTCAACACCAATATCATCAAAATTACTTACAGTCCATTTATTAAAATCAAAACCTTCCTGTGGATCTAATACACCAATTTTCCATTTATCACCATTAATTTCTAAATTAGTAAATTCTATTTTAGGTATTTCATTGGTTTCATTTAAATCTAAATTTAAGTCAGCAAGTATTTCTTCATTCGCTTTTGAGATGAATTTCGATTGTCTAACACCTTGAAAATTTGTAGTCATGTGATTTGGTGATATACTATGGTTTACACTAGTGATTAAATAAGCCCCATTAAAAAATGGGACATTTTCTAAATTAAAATACATTAATGGTTGTATATTCATACACCCTAACGCATCTACTTTACACGTGTAAGATCTAGTTTTAAATAACTTAAGTAAATCTGTACCCTGATAAACCTTTTGGGTACCACCTCTTTTATCCACTAATTCTGATAACGCTTTAAAGTATTCACCAGTTTCTTTATGTTCTTGTTGGTTTAGAGATACATTCTTAAATATTGTTTGGTTTTCAGCACCGAACCCAACCCTAAAACCAACTAATGAATTACCACCTTCGTTAGTCATATCAGAAGGGGGTGAATCTAAAGAGAATCCATCATTAGCAAAAGCATATGTACTTTTTTCTCCGATATCCAAAGCTTGTGAAGCACCACCAACGTATATACAACAATATGTTGGACCTGAAGATGTATTATTACTAAGTGTGGTAACAGGTTTAAACATATTAGACACCTCATTCGCGTCTTTATAATTTAAATACGTTGGTAATATCTGTAGTAGAAAATTACTATCCCTTAATATTTTTGACATAAAGAAATAAACACTGGTTTGTAAATTACTACCTAACGTTAAAAAACTACTAAGATTAATAGTTGCTTTATCACCTATATCATTCCAACCTCTATCAATGAATTTGAAATAATCGTATAATGATTTATCACCACTACCACCACAAACGTTGAAAGATTTTTCTGTATCTGAAACCCATTTGTCATTCACATTTTTAAAATAATTATAAATCTGTAACTTAATCTTGTTTGTTGTTGAATTATCACTAACTTCCGATTCTGAATTATTTTGTGAAGAATCTGTATTATTATTTTCTAAACCATTGTACGTACTTAAAAAATCTTTAATATAAGATTTTATCTGTGATTGTTTAACTGTTAAGTTTTTTGGTAGATTATCAACGTCAAAAACTGATGGTGTTAAAACTATCATTCTACTGATTTTAGTTAACTCTTTTTTTATGTTTAACGAAGATTTTTTTATTTCATCTTCAGAAATAATTGTATTAGACCTATAAGTTTTCATATCTGTTTCAAAAGATGAAAATAAACCACTATCTACCCATTTTGTAAACTTATTAATAAACATATTTTTTGTGTGTGAAGGCATATTTAACAATTCAGGTTCTATTACTTTATCCCCTTCATCTTTTTTTGTTGCGAAATAACCTATTTTAGTTAGATAACAATTATTTGGTGATTCGAATAAATTATTTGTGGAACATCCATCACTTAATTCTATATCCCAATCAATACCACCATAAATGCTCTTCCACAAATAAGCACCAATAAAATAAGTATAATATAATGGTAGGTTAATTACTTTAGCATTTTCATATTTTTCATTAGGAAAGGCTGCGTCCAATACCGCTTCTTTAAACGTTTTAAAAGGTAAGGTTGATAATAATAAAACTGCTTTACCATATTTATTGGTTTGGTTTCCATAAAACTCACTTTGTATTAAAAAATCGGAATAATTACATTCGTTATCTGTTTTAAAATTTGTTCGATTTAAAAATGAACCCTTTCCATCGTCTGCGGTGGTACCTGTTAAATCTATATTAGATAAATCATTAATCGTAAAATTTTTATAGGTATTACTTTCACCACCTTTTAAAAGTGGGGATACTTCTTCATCCCAAACATTATAACCTAAATAAGTTGTAATGTTATTATAATTTAAATCTTGACTGTAATAGTTACCGTTCTCTTTTGTTAATTTATCATCTTTAATCGCACTATATCTATTATCCGAATTAATTTCATTACTTATTCTTTTACTATTGGTAATTAAACTTTTATAGTCATCACCAAATAAAATATAGTCAACTTCTTTTTGATCTTTACCACCGATATTAATACCACTTATAGATGTCGGTACTTCTGATTTGTAAATAAAATTACCAGTAGTCGTATCATAATTCAAATTTTTACCAAACTCAGTACCCATAATAGAATTAGGTAACCCTCTATTAATTTTTTCTAACCTATCTTTATATATGTTTCTAATTGTTGGTGATATTAACGTAGTATTCGCAGCAATTCCATCTAAAGCTGCAAATTTATCATCAGTCCTAACAGAACCTCCCCATTTGGAGTAATTTTTTAAAACAGATACCCTATTAAATAAATTTTTAGAAATAAAATTATCCATAGATTTATCATCATTTAAAACACCAAAACCAATCCATGGGTTTATTTTATAATCTATAGGGTTTATAGGAAACCAATTATCAGTATCTAACCCGTTTTTAAGAACAGAGTATTTAGTAATTTGTTCTAAAGATTTACTTTTACCAACTAAA